GGCCTGATATACGCGCCCCGCATGCCGCTGGCGGTCGCAGAAGCGAATACTCTCTGCCGGCAGCTTGCTGATCCCCCGCTGAAGGAGGTATCCCGCAGCTCCCGTTCCCCGCAAATCAACCAACTTTGAAAACTTACTGATGACCCGCTGCCGCTGCCGCGCCGCCGAACTGTTAGCAGGCACGTTGATGCGCTGATAGTTATTCCCGATAAGCTGGTCCACCTCTGCGCAGATGGCGGAGAAGCTTTTTGACTGGGTCAGGGTCAGCAGCTTCATCCCGTCGCCGCTGCCGCAGACGCAAATCCATGTACCCTGACCGTCACGGTCATCAACGCGATACTTCCCCCGCGCCTTACAGACCGGACACTCGCCCTTGTAATGGTGCTTCCCGGTGATCGGCGGCAAGCCGTAATATTCAAAAATTTCCGCCCATCGACCCTTTGCTGCTTCTGCTGTTTTCATATCACTGACTCGCGCTGTTTACGTTTTTCTGGAGTTTTCGTTTTGCTTCGATAATTAATTGCCCGTCACTTCCCTCCGGAGGCTCGTAGTGGATGCTGTGGCTCTGAGGCGGTAATAGATCCCCGGCAGGCTTTTTCGCCATCTGCTGTAGACGTTCGCGGCCTTTAGCAAATTTGATAAGTTTGTGTTTAATGTGGTTGCTGACCTCCGGCGTGATTTCCATCGGGAAGTCGCTTAAGCCGTTCGGCCATTCGCCGAATTTTTCCTGGAAGGTATGAGCACACCAGCCATCGCTGACCGGTTTCCCCTGCGCTGCGCGATGACGCTGGTAAAACTTGATCTGACTCCACCAGGACTGTTTGTCGCTTTTGGTGTAAACCGTTTCGCCCTTGCTCATTTTTTTTATGTTGCGTGTACCGTCAGTCTCGACATCCTGACCAACGAGCGGTTTAAATCCGCATTTCGGGCAGACGTAGACGCCGGCGGGCTTCATGAAATGGCATTCAGGGCATTCTTTCGGGAGTTTTTCTTCGCGTTCTTTAGCGGCGCTGGCGGCGGCCGCTTTCATGCCGTCGCTCTTGGATGGCAGGTCGTCGTATTCGATGGAGTCAGGGAAGCCGAGGCGATGTACGGTGCCGCTGTGATCAAAAATCAGGCAGGCATCTTTCCCGGGTGCGGTTCGCAGTCCGCGGCCCAACGCCTGCAGCCAGCGAATTTCACTTTTTGTCGGACGGGCGTAAATGATGCAACGGACATCGCTGTCGAAGCCGGCCACCAGAACACCCACGCTGACGATGATTTTTGTCGCACCGTTTTCAAAGCGGTGAATGATGAGATGGCGCTCATCGGATGGCGTCTCGGCGACCATAACTTCAGCATTGATGCCTGCGCGGTTGAACTGCAGGGTGACAAAATTCGCATGATCCTTATCGACACAGAACGCCACCGTAGGCAGATCCCGACCATGTTTAAGCCAGTTTTCGACGATATCGCCCACCAGGTCAGATCCGCACATAATCTCGGATAACTGCTTTTCGTTATAGTCGCTGCCATACTCTTCGGAGGTGGCTGACTTAACCCCTTTCAGGTCGGGCTTTGTCGGCGCATAGAACTCATAGGGGCTGAGATCCCCACGGTGGATCAGCTCACCAATGGTGGTAGGTTTTACAAGATTTTCGTAATACCTGCCGAGCCATGGGGAAAACGGAGTTCCCGAAAGGCCTATTACCTTGATGCCGGAGTCCCGGATAACCTCCAGTAACGCGCGCTTCTTCATGTGGGCCTCATCGACAATAATCAGGTCGACGTTGTCCGGGAAATCACGGCGGACCAGCGTATCGGCGCTGGCAATCTGAATCAGGCGCTGTGGATCGTAGTCGGGATGGTTACGCCAGATAATGCCAATCTCATCTTCGGGCAATCCGTACTCCACAAAGCGGGCGGCGGTCTGACGCACGAGAATAGTGTATGGCGCGATGAATATGACCCGCTTTCCGCGGCTGATGTGTCCGGCAGTGATGAACGCAGCCAGACCGGTCTTTCCGCTTCCGGTTGGCGCGTAGACCATGAATGTGCGGTTTTGCTTCCATCCACGACGCAGTGAGTTAAGCGCACGCTCCTGAGCAAAGTTCGGTTCGATATTCAACATCACCATCACCTTTAAAATTGACTATTCCAGGAAGAACCTTTTCCCCGATCTGAGCACCCGGAAACCAACGTACTAGCTATCGAGTACAGTGCTGCTTTAAAGCCTGTCTCTAAGATCGGTACCTACCTAACCCATGTACCTGTCTGTTGGAAAAGGATGCTTCCCCTGCCCTAACTCCCAACTCCCCCCAAACCCCCCTCTTCCCTCTTCCCCATCCTGTGTACTCGCAAACTGGTACGAAGAACAAAAAACAGTCAAGGATGGTTCCCTGCCGTCACCCGGCACCTTTAAGCCCGGCGACCTACGGATCGTTACTGTGATCCGGCCAGGGGTGGCTGGGTCGTATACCCCTGCAGTGCGCGTCCGTGTGCATCCACGAATCTGCGAAGCCTCACATTGGCTTCATGCCGAGCCCTGTTCTCCTGCCGGAATGAAACGGGCTCGGCGTTAAACTCAATTTCGTAAACCTCTGAATACTTCAGGGCAATTCTCCGGCGCAGCGACGAAGGCAATCGCAGCAGCTGTTCCTGAATCCAGGTTGCATCTGCCTGGCTGTACTGAGCAGGCATATCAATCTGCACGTAATCCGGGTACATACCGCCTCCGGTTAAAACAGCCCGTGCTGGATGTTACGGCTGGACTTCTTCCGCGCTTTGCGTTCAGCAATCGGCGTCTGGCCCAAAGCCCACTGCTTCGCCAGATGCAGACAATCATCAAAAGCGGCCCCCTTACGGCTCGCCTGCGACATCCGGCGGTAGTAATCAAGAGCACGCTCTACCCCCCCCCTGATGGCATCAGAGGGCAGCAAATCGGCTTCCAGCGCCGCAGTAATGTGCTTGCGAATGAAGTCTTCGGGTGACATGTCACACCTCTAGGATCGAAAGCGGTTTCTGTTAGCCTGCTGTGGCAGGTAGCGACATAGCGAAAGGCATTTTTTCGGTCCTTAACGCCTCAGGGATTCCATCCATGAAGCCAGGATATAAATCCGGCCGAATTTCATGTGGAGTAACCTTCCACCGGACTAATTCACAAATAGGCAATACGAAACGTGGCGGGATATGCGGCTTGTTAAACCACTGATTCACAGCCTGTGGGGTAATACCTAAACGCTTCGCGATAGCTCTTTGAGACGTCAGGCCGCGCAAGCGATCACGAACATCATCATTCATAGCAACCTCACATAAAGTTCAACTTGATTAAAATAGATTACATCAAGTTTTAATTAACATGCAAGTTCATAACTTATGTTGTAAACTAAAAATCAAGGACAGCTTTACATGATTTCATCAAAACTTGCGGGGGAGAGTTACAGATGGCTGCGGTTACAAAGACTGATAACCGGATTTTAGAATTACTGAATATTAAGGGCTGGAGCCAGGCTGAGCTGGCAAGGCAGCTGGGCGTAAGTGCGCAGTCAGTTCAGTATTGGACTACCGGAAAAACCTTCCCAAGAGGGCAAAGGCTGGCAAAGTTGGCCGAACTCAGTGGGTATCCACAATCCTGGTTTTTGGGTGAAGATTCCGCCCCAAGCTTTAACGCTCCAGACGTTCCCCCAAAAAAACCTGATAGTGTTGTCTTCACCGTCTTAGATGTTGAGTTCAGTTGTGGCGATGGAACGCATGTAAGAGCAGATTTTCTTAATGTTGTTCGCTCCATAGAACTTGATCCTGAATATGCTCGGCGCCTAGTGGGTAACAGACCCTTTAAAAATATCGAAATAGGCAATGCCAGGGGAGACAGCATGACCCCGACGATAGCACCGGGGGATCTACTATTCCTTGATAAAACAGTAACATACTTTGATGGGGATGGCATTTATGCTTTTTGTTTTGAAGGTGAGTGCTATGTAAAGCGTTTACAAAAAATTGGCAGCAAAATTGTTGTACTCTCTGACAACTCCAACTATCAACCGTGGAGCATTGAAAAGGATGCTCTTAACATGCTTTACATCCAGTCCAAAGTCATTTCTTCAGTTCCATTCAACATTAATAGATTCGGTTAATATTTGATAAATAACGGGCTTTGGCCCGTTCCATCCTTTTTTCCATGCACACTCAAAAAAAACATCAAGTTTAACTTGACGCATCAATCCCGCAGGGCTAACCTCTATTCATCAAGTAAATCTTGATTTTGGTTTCAAGAATGTTACGCCTGTAACGAAACTGTTTAATTGCAGTTTGAGAGGATGAGCGTGTGAGTACAAATAAATTCTATCAGTTAGTAGACATTCCCGATTACAGATTTAGAGGTGATGACTCCAAAGTCAGTAACATTGATTTTGACGCCATCGCTACTGATTGCGATACAAAAACCATTTCTCTGCTTGAGGCCATCGGTCATATCGGCCTTACCGCACTTACTTTAAGTAATGAGGAAATCATTGACAAAGATAAATTAAGTCATCTTTGTGGTGTAATTACCGACCTTGCAGAGTTAGCTATTGCAACAAATAAAATTGCCAAATCTGCGACTTATTCAATTGGGTATAAGGATGGTGAGAATGGCTGATATTACTTTACATAAAGCTGCGGAAAAAGCTTATCAAGCTGAATTAGTTTCAAGAATGCTTGAAGAGTACCCGAGCAAATTAACTAATTCTGACATTGCAACCGTGGCTTCACTTTTATCAAACCTGATAGGTTCCGTTACTGCGTATTTAGTTGAAGAAGAATCGAAGAGCCCTTTATAAAATTTAAATAAAAGATTTAAAACGGCATAACTGCCGGGGCCTAGCTCAACCAAAATTAAGGAAATTATATATGAAAGATTTGATTATCAGTGAAGAAATTAAAGCAGAAGCATCCAGGTTACAAGGTGAGTTGCATAAATTCCGCGTGGCTAACGGTGTGCCTATGGTTGCCTGCACTTTACAGGGCCGGGTTAAAACAACTGAGGGGTGGAAGATTGAAAAAATGCTTTCTTGCCATATCGACGGACGCTGCGGGGCTGTAGATACAACCATTCTGGCCGCCTCGGGGGTTTTGCATCTCGCAGATGTTCCACCTCCCATCGCACTGATTCTCGCCGCTATCGGTGAAAAGGAACACCAAAAACAATAGTTCTCAAAATCTAAATGTGAGCGGGATTATGACTTTTATTATCGACCAAGCAGCATATAAATCAGCCCGCCTGTACGCGATGAGCGGACACGAACTAATTGCAGCGTTATACCTGCGCAAAGCGTACGGGAGGTAATTATGTGGGACCCTGTAACAGATACCTGCATTGAAGATGCAGCGTTATCAGTAAATAACCTTAATGAATTATTAGATCTGATGCACATGAGTTTTGAAAGAATGAATTCTCTTCAATGCGAGGCATTGCTGGGTCTTGCTCTTAATTTATCAGCCGAAGTTGCTATTTGGTTAAAGGAGGAGGAAAAGCGCCGTGAAAACAAATCTGATTGAAACTCGTCGCCGTCACCTCGTTCGGGCAAAGTTAGATTCAATGATGCGTAGAACCGGAAGCCATTTCCAGATAGTCAAACTGGATGATGGTTCGAATTTACCTGTGGAGCTTGACGAAGATATTTTGACGAAGGCACTGATTAAACTTTTTGAAGCGATGATTTATGACACCCACAAACGCGAGCAGGCAGAAAATTTAATTTCTGAACATTATTCGAATTGCATGGGTGTGAATAAGTTAACACCTGATGGTGTGGACTTTATGAATGCGCTTATTGCAACGCTGGCTGAACAGTCATTAAAAGCCGAGGGCTAAATAATGAGAATGATTGAATATCGTGGCGTACTTATTCCCGCGCCGCCACCGATGGTGCAATTAAGTTGCGAGCCGGGATTTACCGGGCGGGTTGTTATTGAGCTGGAAGATGGTGAATTCGTCAAACAATACCCGCTCCGCAAAGAAGAAACATTCTGCTCGCCTGAGGCTTTTCTCGAACTGGCTCAGGAAGCTGGATATCAGGTGATAGCTCCAGCCAGGGAGGTTGACCGTGCTGACAGCAATACGAATTCCTGAACGCGTACACCTGCAGGCGATGCAGGTCCTGCTGCGGTACCGCCGGAAGCGCATTTATGCACGGCGTACGCACCGCACCGGCTATCTCAGCCTGAAGGTTAACCCACGCTGGCGGCTCTTATCGAAAGACGACGGCCGGAACTGGGAAGTGATGTCTCACGAAAAATATTCAGGGGAAATTAAACGATGATCGACAACCGCACCGCCAGCGCTATTGACCTGGCATTACAGAAGCACCACACGCCAGTCGGCGATCTTTATGCCGCCATCCGTCACGGACGCATGAAACGTTGCTTTAGCCGCGGCACTGCCATTATCTGGCTGGCGCACTTTCTGACATCGCACGCCTTCGCCCGGTCCGGATTTAAGCAGCGTTACCCGGACGTGCAGGCCGTCCACCCATTGAATCCTGAACTGACCCACTGGCAACGTGGTGCCGTCACTGTGGAATATTTCAATGCTCACCGCCGTACCGTACGTCGTCTGCGTCGAATCCTCGCCCGCAAACGTGAAATGCAGAAATGGTGCGAAAAGTGGGATGCCATGCACGACCGCTACGTGAAAGAGCGAAGCGAGCTTCAGGTCAGTAAACCGTTTTAAGGGGATGAGAATGGCAAAGATGCGCAGTAGCAAAACCAGACAAGGTCTATGCGGCTTGACGCTTGCACAAGGGCATCGGCTGACGCGGGATCCGGTCCCCGAGCAAAACAACACGCAACAGTTCGTTTCTCAATATAAGACCGGTGACGGCAATGTGCAGATGCCATTAAACCGTAGCATGCGCCGTTACGCCCGGCACATCGGAATAAAACTCACGAAGGTAACGAAATAATGGAAAAACAAATGCAGGTAGTTAACGGTGTTCCGATGATGGGTAGCCGTGCAATAGCTGAAGTTACCGGAAAGAACCACGACCACGTTAAGCGCGATATTCTGGCGATGCTGGCACAGCTTGGATTCCATTCTCCAGACTTGGAGAATGATGATTTTAAAGGTTTTTTCATTAACAGGAAAGAATACCAAGGCCGCAATGTTATTGATGAGATTTTCCTCAATGAAAACCTGTCGATGACCCTAGTAACGGGCTATGACGCCGTGCGCCGACTGGCCCTTATTGAGCAATGGCAGGGTATGAAAAAGGAGCTGTCGCAACCGCGCATTGCAGTGCCGTCACCCCCTCAGTCACCAGACATGCTCTCGCTGGCCCGCGTTGTGGCCGAGGCAACCGCATCAGCGAACGGCGCGGCAGCTTCTTCATGAAGACGCATATTTCAGGCAAAACCAGGGATGCGCTGCGGGCCTATAAAACCGCGCTGCGCGAGATGAAACGATGAACAGAGAATTTGAGATATGGGTCCGGCTGCGCTACGGCGGCCGGTATGACCTGACTCGAGACGGTCACGGCTACTACTGCCGGGAAGTGGTTAAGCGGATGTATGAGACGTGGTGCCACTGTCGTGGCCTGAAAGTGGTGTGAGGTGGAAAATATGGTAGACATTGAAATGATTGACGAGGAAGAAGTAATGAGGATGATCCGCGTTTCTTCACGCATGACCATCCGTAAATATACAGAGCGCTATAATTTCCCAAAACCAATCCGCACCTACCCTAAGCAGTACCTGCGCTCTGCTGTCGTGGAGTGGATTTTAAACGGGGGCATCAATCAGAAATCTTCCTGATATGCCAGAATATTTTTTCAGCATACAGATCATAGGCGTCTTTCTGTTCCGCAATCCAGTCATGCTTGTTATAGACGGAAAGCACGCCGCCCAGCTCATGCCCCAGCATTTTTTCAATAACGTGCGGGGCTACGCCCTCTTCAGATAGCCGGGTTGCGAGGGTGCGACGAAAGTCATGTGAAGAAAACTCACCAAAACCCAACGAATCCTTTATTCGTCTGAGAAATTTATTTGCACCAGAAATGGTTATGGGGGTTTTCAGATTTTCACCCGGGAAAAGTACATTTCCATAAGTCATTTCGGCTTTTTTCAGTAAATCATCTGCAGCAGAGAAAATTGGGCGCCTGATAATTTTTTTGGTTTTGCTTTTCTCCGCCGGCACGACCCACAGCCCCTCCTCTCTGTCAAACTCACCTTTTATAGCCAGCCGCAGTTCACTATTTCTGGCGCCGTAAAGCATCAGCAATTGATGAAGCAACCTGTTAGAAGTAGACCCGCGGCTCCGCTCTATAGCCATCCAGATTTTTGCGAGCTGGTTATAGCTGAGAGTGGTCTCACCAACCGCTGGTTTTACGCCAATGTCTTTCGGCTGTAGAAGCATCAGCTCAGTTGTACTGATGAACTGTCGGCGCATACACCAGCCAATAGCCGAACGTAGTTGTATCAACAAGTGGCGGGCGCGGCGAGGGTTGATCCTCTCCTCTTCGGTAAATCTCTCAACCCACATACGGACAGGAATATCTTCGACCGGTATACCTGAAAAAGCATCTCTCATCTGCTTTATAACCGTGGATTTATAAAGTGCGACCGTTTTCTCCCTCAAGGTCACATCAACATAATTCTCTTTCCAGTAGTCCAGGCAGTCCTTTACCGTTGGTTTATCCTGGGATTTGTTGTTGCCAGTTAGCGACCGTGGATCAATGCCCTTATCTGCTGACTCCCTCAAATCTGCAACTATATTGCGAGCCTCGCGTAGCGTCAGCGCCGGGTAGCGCCCCAGCCCCATTCGGTTCTGCTTTCCCTCCCAGCGAAACCGAAATTGAAAGCTGATAACCCCTTTGGGGGTTATACGAATCCCAAGCCCATCAGAATCAGTAATTTCAGATGGGCCGGAATATGGTTTACCATAGATAGAACGTAGCTTCGTGTCACTGATCGCCATATTATTTTCTGTACTCAT